CATAAACGATATTGTAGAAGACCAAGACCAAGATGTACAAGGAAAAGTAATTAGAAGAAGTACGAATTATATTGTCGTAGAAGACGATAAATCAAAACTTCATAAGTGTTGGATATGGAATTGTATTCCAACATCTAATATAGATGAAGTAAAATTACACGAAGTAAATCTAAACATAGACTATGGTTTTGAAGCAGTATCAGAAACGGAAGTCAAAATGAATATAGAAGAGAAAGAAAATGGTAAACAAAAAATACCACAAGACAAAGATGTATCAAAAAAAGATGGTACGCAACCTAAAAAATACTACAAAGATATGTCCAAGTCCACAAAGTCTAAAAGAGCAGATTACTTTGCCAAACAAAAATATAAGAAGTCAGACGATGACAACGATTACAAGGCTGCGCCTGGTGATAAAGACGCTAAGACAAAGACTAGTAAACATACAAAGAAATACCAACAAATGTACGGCAAAGAAGCATACGAAATAGGTAAAGATTACGCCGACCATACGAAAAAAATGACGCCTGGACAACCAGAATATAAGAAAGATGATAAGATAACTGATAAAGATATAAAAGAATGGGCATCCTCAATTGATACAATTGATAAATATAAGAAACGATATGGTGAAAACTATCAAAGTGAGATAGATGAGGCTGTGAAAAAGATGGAGGAGAGATTGAAAATTCAATCTTTTAAAGAGTATGTTAAGATTTAGTGATTATGTAGGTAAGATAACTACTTCTCTACACTATCACATAGAGAACAACATACCTCTTGCAGAGAATGTGTACAGAGTACATAGTGAAGAGTTTTATAAACTATTCAGAGAAGCAAGAGAACTCTATAACGACAACCTATTAGAGGTTGAGAGTGAGTGGGATAAGGCACTTTTAGAGAGTGATATCGGAGAGTTTGGTGACTACGAAGGACAACAAGTACCACTAGATTGCCCGATACAAGAAGAAGAGAAAAAAGACCCACCTCTTAATAAACCTAAAAAAGGTGGTCCTAAAAAGTTTTATGTCTTTGTTAGAGACGGCGACAAGATTAAGAAAGTAACTTGGGGTGATACCACAGGTTTAAAAGTCAAGTTGAATGACAAAGAGGCGAGAAAGAGTTTTGCTGCCAGACATAGATGTGACCAGCAAAAGGACAAAACAAAGGCCGCATATTGGGCTTGTAACTTACCTCGTTATGCAAAGTCTTTAGGACTTTCAGGTGGAGGTAACTTTTTTTGGTAGGAGGTTTAGATGAATTGTTTTTACGATATGCGAGAAGACGAGACACAAACTTCTTGGCAGAGAGCATTTAATCACGATGTCAAAGACGAAGAGTTAGTTTGGCATAGAGACGAGAACGACAGAATTGTAAAAGTAATTTCTGGTGTAGGCTGGAAGTTTCAATTAGATAATGAGTTACCGATGACTATGGTAGTAGGTAAAAGTTTTAAAATACCGAAGATGACTTATCATAGAATTATAAAAGGTGAAGGAAGACTAATTTTAGAAATAAAGGAAATTTAGGAGAAAACAATGACAAGATATACAAAATCAATGAGAGAAGCACTAGAAGAAGTGTGGGCGAATGATATTGCTATCGAAGAAGGCAAGATGAAAACAATCGCTACTCTTTTTGACCAAGGTAAATCTGCTGAAGAAATAGCGAAGAAAATGAAACTTCCTCTTTCTACTATCAAAACTATTTTAGGCGAAACAGATATTAAAGAAGATACTATTAACGAATTTACAGACGCTCAAATTGCAAGATTGAAAAAAGAATATATGCCTTTAAAGGGTGCAAGAATTTCAATTGCAAAAGCAAACCAGTTAAGAAATATCTTTGATAAGATACCTGACCACGCACTTCCTAAATTATTCAAAGCAGACATACCATTTATATCTGCTATGTCAGTATCAAGAATGATACAAAAGAAAATACCTGTACCAAAAGGTGTCAAACTTTCTGCGTTTGAAAACAAGTCTTGGGAACAGGTACAAGAAAAAGAAGAAATGAAAGAAGAACAAATTTCTGAAATGAAAAAAGTAGAGATAACACTTAATAACCCAAATGATGTTAAAAAGATAAAAAAAGATGTAATAGATTTAACTAATAAAAAAAGAAAAGTTAATATTACAATGAAACAAATGGGTACAAAATTAATCATTGATGGTGGTGATTATGATATCAATAGAGAAGTTAAAGATATCAGAAACTTCATAGGTTTCAAAAGTGCAAAGGTTGTAGAGAGTGTTGAAGAATATGAAGAGTTAAAAGAATATAAAGAGTACCTAGAGTATATGTGTAAGAACTCTGGTCAGGCAAGAACAATTGCTAATATGTTTAAAGGTAAAACAGGTGGTGGTGAAGTATCTGCCTCTGGTTCAGAAGTTAGAATTGATAGTGCAAAAGATGTAGAGAATATTCATAAACAAGTTATGGCGAAGTACGGCGATGATGTTAGAGTTATGACTGCTGAAGGTTTAGTAGAAGGTAAAGGAACTATTAAAGGTTTCAAAACAGATGGTGAAAAATCAAATATGGTTTCACTTGCTAAACAACACGGATTAAAAGTTAAAGATGTACCAGGTGGTATTGAACTATCAGGTAATATGAGAAAGATACTAGATATGCAATTGGCAACTAGGTCTCACTTGAAGACAGAAGAAAAAGAAGATATGACTAAACCTACACAATTAAAATCTTTCAAAGATATGCAGAATGAAAAAGAACCTAAAGAAGAGAAGAAACCTAAAGTAGATGTAGACGCTCTTAAAGACCAAATACAAATGTTGAAAACTAAATTAGAGAATGAAAAGAATAAGGCAATCAAACCAGAACCAAATCCTGAAACTGGTGAAGTACCTTTACAAGTTGGTCTTGCACAAAAAATATTAAGAGATAAACAAGAAAAAGAAAAACAAATGAAGAAAGAAGGTTTTGCTTCAGACGCTCAAAGAAAGGCCGCTTTCGCAAGTGGTTATAAAGAAAAGGGTAAAGATAAGAAAGAAAATGCTCCATCAGAAGCAGACATAGATAGATTAAAAAAACAAGGTCTTAAACCTACTAAAGAAGAATTAAATAAAGATGATGAGAAAGTAATTAAAAAAGTTAAAGATATGTTAAAAGGCGCTAGTGATAAACACGCCGCTCAAGCAAAAATGATTGATAAGGCATTGAAGAACGAGGCAGACTTATCTAAATCACAAATTAAAATGGTTCACAAAAAGGCAGATGAACTACCGAAGAAATCATTTAAAGATAGATATGGTAAAGATGGTGATAGTGTAAGATACGCTACTGCTACAAACATAGTTAAGAAAAAAGAAAAAATTGAAATGAAAGACCACCCTGCTAAACAAATGTATGAGGCAATTGAAGGTCTAAAGAAAAAGGCAGAGAAATCAGGAATGCCATATGGTATTCTTAAAAAGGTATATGATAGAGGTATGGCTGCTTGGAAAGGTGGACATAGACCTGGCGCAAGTCAACACCAATGGGCTTTTGCTAGAGTAAATTCATTTATAACAAAATCTAGTGGCACTTGGGGAGGTGCAGATAAAGACCTCGCCGCTAAAGTAAAAGGAAAATAATATGGCATATTTAAAATCAAAACCAGGTTCAGTAGAAGAGGCAATCACGGCTGCAGTATTTCAAGAGAAGTTGAAACCTGCAAAAAAACCAATGCCTCCAATGTTTGACAAAAAAGGTAATTTAAACAAACCTTATAGTGATAAACCTAAAAAAGAAGATTTGTCACCTAAACAAAAGAAGATTGACGCTAATAAAAATGGTAAGATTGACGCTTCAGACCTTGCAAAATTAAGAGCAAAGAAAGAAGATAACAATACAGATACTATTCTACCAAAGTCTCAATCTCCTAAATCTGATAATTTAGATATCAAAACTAAAGAACCTGTTAAAAAAATTACAGATAATAAGTCGAAAACAGACAAAATAGATGTTAATCCTAAAATTGATTATCAGGCATAATTAATTACATTTTTTGCTTGACTTTTGCTTTGTTATGTGTTAAGGTACAGCATAATGAATAAAAGGATAACACTATGAAATACAAAGAATTAAAACACGATATAATACTAGAGAACTTTCGACAATCTAATAAGAAACTTCCTAGAATTTATTGTGATATGGACGGTGTTCTTTGTAACTTTGAAAAAAGTGCCGAAAAGGCGACAGGTATGTCTATAAGTGCCTGGGCAAAAGAACCTGGAAAGAAATACAA